AACACCTTCTGAATCGTTAAAGGTAGCTGCACTCCCAGAGCCAGTAGCAGTTTCTCCTAAACGAGTTGTAGCACTTCCGCTATTGGATTTGATATAGCTTGTTGGAAAAGATGCATCTTCAAGCATTGCTCCAAATATCAATACACCATCAGTTCCATTACCAGACCAATTTACAGTGTTAGGAGCACCACTTGTATAAGAATCTGGTAAAACATACATACTAATTCTTGTACCAGAAGAAACTACTGCATCTGTAAATTTAATTCTATACCACCCATTGCCATAGTTCTCTATTTCTGCTGATGTGTTTGCATTTTCATCTAAAATCGTTCCATTTGATAAATCACAACTAATATACCTACCAAAAACACCATCTTCTCTTAATGAAACTTTAGAGTATCCATTTGCCTTAACAAACCAAGAGGCACTACAATAATTACTTGTTAATGTACTTGGGTTTTTTATGTTATGAACACCAGAAGATGTTGATGGTATTAAATTAGATGCATTTAAAGTACCATCTGGAGATATAGCTGCGTTACTTGTAATTGTTGATGCAGTTTTAGTCCAAAAAGCATTGCTAAAAGACTCTGAATAAGTTATTAGGTTGCTTCTCTGAGGCTCTAAAAGATGATGTGGACAGCCTACTACCTTACCATCAAGTAAAGGATAGTTTAATCGTGACGAAGTGTTTGCAACTGACTCTATCAGTCCTTGTGCGTTTATTCGTGTCGCCGAGCTTGACCTTGTAAAGTCAAAGTCTCCGCTACCATCACTCGGTAATACAGAGTATAACTTAGTGCCTTGTGCTGCTGGTATTAATGCTAATTTTGGTTTTGCCATTGTTTAATTATTTAAGTCTTTTAATGCAGTTGTGTGTGTCCAGTCTGCTAAACATTTTACTGCTTCTACTCCACCAGACCTTACATCCATTGTAAACTGTCCACTAAAGAAATCTGGTTTAGTGCCTATTGATGATGCTGTCTCTATTGCATTACCCCACCAAGTTGTGTTATATATTTCTCCGTATCCCATCTTTTTGTTTTATATCAGTTTTTTCTTCTTTCTCTTTTAGCTGTATATAGCTCTTTAAACGCTTTACGTTTACTTCTTTTACTTTATACTTCATAAAACCCATCCGTTAAACGTAGTGTCTGAATCTGGGCTTATATCGTTATCTGTATTGCTAGTGTATTCTGGAAACAATGAACTATTAAAACATAAATAATCCACTAATCTAGTTGAATAGTAATTAGCATACTCTCTAGCTTTAGCTACTAAATAATCTACTTCGTTTTTGTCTACTGACTGAGAGTTCTCTGCTTGATGTTTATATACCCCTCCTTTTGCAATAGTATAAGCACTAAAAGGAATGTAATTCATTTGTGCAAACCAAATAAGCGTAGGCTGGATATAAGTATTTACTAAAGACAAATAATCCCCACTTAAATTACCAGCTATAATATCCGCACTAATACGGTTGTATAAATCAGTTCCTAGTAAATTCTGTATATCAATTTCTTGTGCAACTTTAACAAATTGAATTATTTTGTCATAATCAACATTTCCATCAATGATACTGTTCCTTACTAAGTCCTCTCTTTTTATAAATAATGCTGTTGCCATCTTAGTTTTTGAATTTCATTTTGTTCCAATATTCAGCAGTATATCCTTTATACTTCATATCCTTCGGAGCTACTGGTACTTTCTGTGCGTTCTTAGGAGCTTTAAAACCTTTGCTCTTAGCTTGTCCGCTTGTTATCTCGCTTTTCTTTCCGTTCTTTACTTGGTAAGTCTTTCTAAACCACTTATGGTTACACCTAGCACCGCCTTTCCAAAGCCATATAGAATAGGTATCAGAGCCTCCTTTTCCAAATCCAGCATTTACCGCTTTTTTTGTCATTGCTTGAATGTCCTCTTTTCTATATACCTTCCCAGCACTTACCATTTTAGAACAAAACTGTCTGCTTGTATCTTTAGTTCTTTGTGGCGAATAACTATAACGCACTAAAAACTCTACACCTTTTTGACTATCTTGTCTACTAGTGCCATCTTGCTTGCTTTTAGAATTAGGTCTAGCTACTCCAGTACTAACAAAGTTCCATATCTTAGATAATACAGTTTCGTCTTCTGTATTTAAGTCTGTAATAACCCCATCTAACTCATCATCTAACTCATAATCTACTTCGCTTTCATCTACTAAGTCATACTCCTCTAGTAGTTCCTCTTCGCTTTGCCCTAAGTCTATTAATGAATCTGCTATATCGCTACCTAACTCGTCTGGTAAATCTTGACTTAATTTAACCCCAGTCTCTTCTTCTTTTGTTTCTTCGTCTTCTACGTTTGTTAAGTCTGTAAACTCAAGCGGCTGAAGCGTTTTAAAGTACAATTTAAGCGATATCTGGTTATATGCTAGTATTGAGTCAAACGAGTCTATTAAAAGTGTCTGAAACGGTCTAATAACCATATTATCCATAAGTGTACTAGCTGTCTTTAATTCTTCTGCATTATTACCTAAGCCAGAGTTATCTTTAATTCCTAATAACATAGGAGATACAACTCTATGAGACACCATTACTTTCTTAGATGATTCATCACTTAAGAACTGGTACTGGTTGTGTGCATCACTTAACTGTATAGGCTCTATAGTAGCAGCACTTTCTGGGTTGTCATTAAAAGCTAGTATAAACTTGCCAGCATTAGAGCTACCAGAAAACTTCTCGTATATTCTATTTTCTAACATTTGACGTTCCTCTGCATTAGGTGTGCCATTGTTAAAGTTAATTAACATTGATGGTGCTAATCCATTAAGGATGTTTGTTAGGTGGTAATTAGATATCTCTTGCTCTAGCTCTGCGTATTGTAATCCTCCAGCATAGTCTGGACTAGAATAGTATTTGTATCCAGCTCTGTAAGGCTTAACGTACATTATCTCTATGTTTTCTTTACTGCATCCAAAAGCTGGTATTCTTACAGTACTATCTACGTTTTTAACTTTAGACCAATTATCAGAATAGTAATAAGCCTCTATCTCTCCTTTTTCGTTACACTTCTCAGCTCTCAGATTCTCTACTGGTATATGCTCAACTCTTGCTACTGTTTTTCTATCTTTAGAATATATAACTTGCATTGAACATTGCCCCATAAGTTTTAAGTCATAACACAACTTTCTTACGCAGTCCTTATGAAATAAAGAAATCATTTTAGCGTATTGGTCTGGCTTCTTACTTGAATCTAAAGCATCTAATCCCCTTCCGTAAATCATCTCACTAACTCCGTTAATAATAGCGTTATTTGTTGGGCTACCATTATATCGGTCTATAAGATATTTAAAGTAATTGTTATCTGCACCATAAGAAACCCATTCCTTATTACCAGATTCAACAATATCTGGAGTTGTGTAGGTGCTTAAATTTACTATTCTTAAATCGTTCATATTATATTATTATAAAATCATTGTCAAAGCTATCCTCACTAACAAATTTATCTTTGTTTATTGTGTAATAATCGTTGCTAGATTGGTTAATAGTTTGATTAGTGCAAAAAACTTTATCCTTGTATATAGTATCACTACCATTTAAAACCTCTAAAGTAAAAAAATCATTCTCTATAAGCGTTCCAAAAACAGCCGCAAAAGATAAATAATTCCCATCAATAGTAGATGTAGTGTCAACAGAAACAACAGTATTTGTACTTTCACTTCTTAACTTTAGAGTTAAAGCACCTACAATAAATTGTCTAGGGATAACTTTAAAAGTCTTGTTTCCGTTTGTCTGTATTAACTTCATATTAATATATAAAGAAAATTAAAATATTTTGTATAGTATAGGCATAAAAAAAGGGCTATCCGTTAAGATAACCCCTTTTAAACAATCAAATCAATCCTTATGAAGTTGGGTCAATTTGTACAGCAGAAGCATCAGCAGTAATTACAGATGGTGTTGCAAAGTAAGGCGGTGCAGTTTCTTGAGCGTTTACAGTTAAAGTGTAACCAGTCAAGTCTCCCATTGCAGCTCCAGTTGTAATAGTACCACCATTTACATCTCCTCCGTTCTCAAGACCTACTACGAAATAGTTTCCGTTGTAATCTTCTACGCAAACGTGTGGTCTAGCGTGAGCAATTAATTTTAATTCTTCTTGTGTTGCTTTGTCTTGTAAAGTCAAAGTCATATTCAATGTAGTGTCATAGAATGTAGTTCCATTTTCTCTACTTGAAGTAATAGCAGTTTCCATTGATGAGTTACCTTTTACATCAAATTGAAACCAAGAAGGAGAGCCAGAAAAAGCTGTAATCTCTCCAGAAGCGATGGTAGCATCTCCTAAAGTACCGAAATCAGCGAAATAAATGGTTTTTATACCACCTACTGCACTTTTGCAAGGTACTTTTCTACCAGTTGTTAATGAACAAGCCATAAGTTATAGTTTTTTTAAATAAAAAAGGGTAGGTGTTTTACCCACCCCTTCCTAATGATTATTAATTTAATTAAGCGTAAAGTACGATATCAGATACTTGTGCATATTGTACACCAGCAGTAAA